TTGCAGAACGCAATGCACTACGCGGTCAAAACTTTAACGAACTGGCGGCACTGCTTGGTGGCCCACAAGTGCAGCAAGCATCGTTCTTTGCTCCTGGCGCTGTAGATACACAAGGCGCCTATGGCGCACAGATGGCAGCACAGCAGAACGCCTATAATCAGGCGATGCAAAATCAATCAGCAAATCTGGGCGGTTTATTCGGCCTCGCCGGGAACCTCGGCGCAGCTTACATGCTTTCATAGGGGTAGATAATGGTAGATGCAAGATCAATGCTTGGCCTTGGAGCCACACGCCCTTCAATGCAGTATCAGCAGCTAAATCAGGCGTTTCAGTCTGATCCACGCCGTATTCTAGGCCAGACGCTGATGGGGCAGGGCGCCAGTTCTGCGCCTGTTAGAACGCCGTTGCAGGGGCTTGGCAGGCTGTCGAGCGCATTGGTGGGTGCTTACCTACAGCGCAAAGCTGGTGATGCCCAGGTTGCGCGTGAGACTGAATATAGCTCACAATTAGCAAACGCTTTGACTGGTCTGGGTAATGATATTCCGTCAGCAATAACTGCAATTGGTCAAGTGCCGGGTAGTGAATTGGGAGCCTTAAATGCTGCGGCAACTTATCAAGCCACTGTTGCAGCAAATCAAGCAAAAAAACCGACTACCTTAACTAGTGATCAAGCGTTAGCAATGGGGGTTCCGCAAGCAGCCATTGATCGCGGCACAGTTTATCAATATTCTCCAACAAGTGGTTTGACAGCAGTCACGGGAACGCAAGGGCCAGCACCAGGCATCAGAGAGCGTGATTTTGCATTTATGCGTGCTTACGCACTGACGCCAACTGGAGAGCGCACTCAAGACCAAATTCTTGAATATGCCCAGACTTACGGTTATTACAGCAAGCCACAAAATATTACAGTAACAAGCCCATCAGGAGAGGTTCAGCAGATAAGAACCACCCCCTTAGATTTAGCTGGGATTGGGCTGCCACAGCCAGTCACAATGACAGGCGAAACAATAGATAGCACAATCCGTGAAGAAGTTTTAAGCACCAAACAACCTACATTGGACGCAACAACAGCTATAAGATTAGGACAAGTAAACTTTTCTTTAGATGAGTTAGGAGACGTAAAAAAGACTTTGTTCCCTAACGGTCAATATAACCAAAGTGTCGTTTACGGAGCCACGGGGGCAGGCTCTATACTGTCAAATAATGGCAGGCTGTTACGCCAACAAATAGGTCGGGTCATGCGCGATTTGATTTACTTAGAATCAGGCGCACAAGTTGGGCAAGAAGAGGCAGAAGAGGCAGGGATGCTTTATTTTCCCAGCCCCTTGGATGATTCTGCTGCTGCAAAAGCCAAACTGGATGCCCTCATTAAAAAAATGACGTTTTTCCAAAAAGCACTTTCACAAGGCAGGGGGGCTGCAGGCATCACTAACCAAAACAATGACGATGCAGTAGATGTTATAAACCAGCCCAGCGAAACTGATGACAGTTCGATGACTGTTAATATTCCGGGGACTCTATAAATGGCAAAAGCAAAAATAAGCCAAGAGGGCGCTCCAATTGCTGTTCGTATGCAGCTTGCATCAGCGCCAGCAGGGCAGAGAAAAGAAATTTTGTCTAAATATTTTGACCAGGCATTTACAGCACAAGAAATGTTAGATGCAAATCCAGACTTGAAAATAGAAAGTTTGGGCGGCATGGAACAACTTTTTTATTTAGAAAATGGTCAAATGAAACTGGTTGACCCACCAGGTTTCATACAATCTGTTTTCCCACCAAAAATTGATGTTGGTGATATAGCTGAAGCAGGGCGCGATGTTGTTTCAACAATCGGTGGCGGATTAGGCGGCACAGCAGCTTTTCTTGCTGGGCAAGCTGGGCCACAGGCATTTTTGCCTGAAGAAATTTACACAGTGCCAGCAGCAGCAGCAGTAGGCGCTGAAACAGCAGGCAACTTATACGATATGTCTATTGCTGCCATGACACCTGACGGCATTGATCGTGGCACACCGATAGAGCAGATGAACCGTACAACAACCAATCTTGGTTTAGAGTTTGCGGGTGGCCGTTTAGGTGACATGACTACACGCGGTGTGAATACTGCTATACAAAAAGGCGTGCAACGCATTTCAGGAATCACGCCAGGGCAGAGGGCAGATGATTTCGCAAAACTTAATATTGACGGAACTGCGGCCACATTGACAGGCAGGCCATCAGTTGCAAATTTAGAAGAAAGTCTCGGCGGTTCATTGTTCGCCGCTGACATTATAGGCGCAAGCCGTGACAAATTATTAAAACAATTGTCAGAGACTACTGACAAAATCGCAAACAAATTTGGCGCACCAGCAGGTAGCAAAGAAGAAGTTGGCGCAGTTATAAAGCAAGGGGCGTTAACAGCCTTTGACAAAATAGCCGTTAAAAAAACACAATTATATGATGAAGCGTATGACGCGGCTGGTGGTGTAAATGTTAATTTTCAAAATTTGCGTACATTAAAAGCCGAATTAGAAAGCGAACTAGCGCAAGCTCCCGAGTCTTTGAAAGGTTCACTAGGGCCAGCCATAGCACAAATTGACGTTATTCTTAAAGATGCGGCACAAAACAACGGCTTGCTGCCTTTACAGGCAATTAGAAGCGTTAGGACAGCGTTGGGCAAAACCATTGGCAAAGCTGTACCTGGCGCAATTAGGGTAATGAAGCAGGGTGACGAAAGGTTACCAAGCATATACAAGGCCGTTACTGCCGACATAGGGGCGGCTGTTAGTAATGCTTCACCAGACGCAGCGCGTTTATTACGCAAGGCTGATGACTATACGCGCTACACAGCAAAAGAAAATTTAGCCGTTATTGATAAAATATCAAAACGTGGTTTAGACAGTCAGGTTTTTGATTTTGCAATTTTTGGTTCTGCAAAAGGTGGTCAACGAATTCGTGATGTATTCAAAAATCTAGGCCGTGACGAGCGTGATGCTGTCAGTGCAAGCGTTATTTCACAGTTAGGTTACCGTGGTAACGCTTCAGAGGGTGCAGAATGGTCAGCAAGAACATTTCTTACAAATTGGCAAAGGCTGGATAAAAACGCAAAACAAGTGCTTTTTGGTGCGCCGCGATTTAGGGAAGTTGCCAAAGAACTTAATAGTCTAGCACGGCTTGCAAAAGTAACGGCAGAGCGTGGGGCCGCTGATAACATATCACGCACAGGAAATATGTTAACAACTAGCGGCCAGCTATTGCCACTGTTTGCGGCGGGTGGTTTGGCACTAGGTGGTCAGACAGAAGCGGCACAAACAGCGCTTGGTGTAGGCGCAACCACAATACTTGCCCCACGTTATGCAGCAAAACTTATGACCAGTCCAAAGTTTTTACGTTGGCTTAAATCCACAGCACAAGTTGCAAATAAAGGTGTTAATCCTTTGTCAGTACAGCTTGGTCGCCTTGCCGTTTTACCTGGCAAAGACCCTGAACTAGCTGAAGCGGTTAATGCGTTTGTATCAAACATTCAGGCTAACATAGCCGGGCAATAAAACCGTGGCCCAGAAAAAGTTTCAGAAAGATTCCAAGTTTACCAATTGGGATTTGGATGGCGATGGCGTTGTAACAGACGCTGAAGTACAGCACTCCAAAGAAATCAAAAAAATTGAGACAGAACTGCGTAAGAACCTAGCACAGCTACGAATGGCTAGGTTTACCCTAGTCGCTATGGGTGCCTTCACACTGGCCATGTTNTTTGTGCCTATTGAGCGCGTTGAGGCATTGGCTGACATTAGCAACCTTTTTTACATATCAGGTGCAGGCATCGTTGGTGGGTACATGACCACCACGGCCTGGATGGCGAGGAAATAAAATGCTTGGAGTTCTTGCGTCCATATTGGGCAACGGCGATGTAATCAAAAAAGGCATGGACTTAATTGATGATGTCCACAGTTCTGATGAAGAAATGGAGCGCGTAAAAGCGCAGGCTAAAATTGACACGATGAAAGCCTATGCGCCGTTTAAAGTAGCGCAGCGTTATTTGGCATTAATGTTCACTGGCACGTTTCTTATATCGTTTTTTATTGTGCTTGTGATGACCTTAATGGGTCAAGCCAACATTCCTGAAATCAAACAAGTAATTGACGATTTTTATGTTGGCGAGGCAATGCTGACTATTTTGGCATTTTATTTTGGCGGCGGTATGCTTGAGGGCGTGGTTGGCAAAGTGAAGGAAAAGAAATGAGACTTTCACAAAACTTCACACTTTCAGAATTGTGTAAAAGCCAGACTGCCGAGCGAAAAGGCTTTTTAAATCTGCCAGATACTGACCAGATAGAGGCCTTAGAAAAGTTATGTGCCTATATCTTGCAGCCCATCCGTGATGAGTTTGGATCGTTTATTGTATCGTCAGGATTCCGTTCACCAGAACTATGTGTTGCCAT